ACACGACACATGGTACAGAGTTAAGACCTTCACAAACACAACGACTATCATAATTGAAGACGACCTAGACGATGTTGATTCAGCCTACACAGGTGGAGCAATCGCAGGAGGCTCATCTTACGAGATTGAAGCCGCAACAGTAAAGACAATCACAGCCGCAAACATACTTTCAAGCGTAGCCACACTTAAGGAAACACTTGATCTAGCAGAAAAGAACGGATACTCAAGTGTACCGGACACAGACCGATGGCTATTAGTACCGCCTGAGTTTGAAACAATCCTCGTACAAGGAACAGGTATCGCCCTCCATGTACCAGCAGTATACGAAGAATTAGTCAAAAAAGGATTCATCACAATGCTACAAGGATTCAAAGTATTCAAAACCAACAGACTATCAGGTAACAACACTGACGGATACCACATCCTAGCAGGACACTCAATGTGGATGACCTTCGCAGAGAAAGTACTTACCGCAAGAATGGAAGAAGATTTAACTGGAGACTTCGGAACAGCTTTCAAAGACTTATTCGTCTACGGAGCCAAGGTCAAGGATGCCAGAAGGCACATGGCCGCAGAAGGATTCTGGAACTTTTAACAAATAAATACAAGAACGACTTGGGAGCTTGGGAAGACTTATCCCACTTAAGCTCTCTTTTTTATTGATATGACAGCTTTTCAAACAAAATACGATTTACCAAGAATGGCAAAGGACGAACTCGAAAGAATCGAAGCCATTAGCAGTGGTTTAAGGTCAGACACAGAAGCAGACTTCTTAACAGCCCTAGACCCTTACAGGAAGAATCGCATATTAAGATGGGATACAGACAGAATCTCAACTCCTCAATTTCCAAGAAATCATGCCACAGACGATGATATCTTAGAAGCAGAAGGAGAAACTCTTCCAAACGGATTATCAGGTTTTAAGCATGGAGCAGTATTTTACTTATTAGGCGTAGGAGCAAGAAATCATTACATCAATGTAGGCAGTTCAACCGTTGCTAACTTCTTACTACCAGAAGACGCACAGTCACCATCTGCATCAGCATCAGCCTCTCCAAGTGGATCACTTTCACCTAGCGCATCATCAAGTTCATCTGCCTCACCTAGTGAAAGCAAATCTCAGTCACCTTCAAGCTCAGTATCAGCATCTGAATCAGCATCTGAATCAGCATCAAAGTCTGCATCAGAAAGTCCTTCCACCTCGCCATCAGCATCTGCTAGTGCAAGTATCTCGCCATCATCTTCTGCATCACTCTCAGCGAGTGCATCACTCAGCCCATCAAGTTCAGGTTCAGCTAGTGAAAGTGCAAGCCTCTCGCCATCATCAAGTGGAAGCGCCAGTTCTTCTGCCTCACTCAGTCCTTCTGGTTCAGCAAGCCCATCAGGTTCAGCGTCTGCATCAGCTAGCGCATCAGAGTCAGCATCAGGTAGCCCATCCGTAAGCCCATCAAGCTCAGGTAGCTCATCACCTAGCGCATCAGCATCAGCAACAGAGTCAGCATCACAATCACCTAGCGCATCAGTTTCCCCTAGCCCATCAGGTTCAATAAGCCCATCAGGTTCAGCTAGTCCATCAGGCAGTGCATCGTCATCGGTTAGCCCATCTTACAGCCCAAGTGCATCAAAGAGCCCATCACCATCAGCCAGCCCATCAAGCTCTGAATCATTCCCACCTTTAGTCTAATATGAAACCATTAATACCATTTAAGACAGTTATCTCAGGAGAAGTACGAGGCGGAACCCTTGTGCCAACACGTTTACCAAATATTCCATGTTCTATGGTTAAAATTAAAGCAATGATAGGTAACGGAGGAAATGTTTACCTTGGTGGAGAAAACGTAACAGTACCAAACGGAACAACAGATCAAACATCGGGATACCCCCTAGACGAAGGAGATGTTTTAGACTGGATTCCTATTGACAATCTTAACAAGCTCTACCTCATTTGCGACAACAATGGTGATGACATCGTCTACATAGCCTTCAGATAACCCCTTGACTTAGATTAACCCTAGTGTGTACAATGTGCATATGAAGCGTTATAACTTCTTTTTAGAACAAGACCAAGTTGACTTCTTAGATAAACTCCCCGGAACAGTAAGTGAACAAATCCGTAGAGCTATTAATGAATTTATTGAAAGACAAAAGAATAAAAACATAAGTGCATCGAAATCGAAAGGGAGTGATTGATATGGATTTAACCCCTAAACCAAACAAAGCAGTAACAATGTCCCTTCCAGACGCTATGGAGAAAATAGGTCAAGGCAAAAGAGTTAGAAGAATATCTTGGCCTCCAGAAGACTACGCGATATTAACTGAAGGATGGTTAAAGATATTTACAAAGAAAGAAGGAGAAGGAAAAGCAGCATTACACAAGTGGACTATCAATGATGGAGACACAGAAGGACAAGACTGGATAGTAATAGTAGAGAAAAACTAAATGAATACTCCCGAAAACATAAATACGAGAACTCTCTTATACCTTATTAAAAAATATAAACTTTATTTTGTTGAGGTAAGAAAGGGAAGCACTCTTTTTATGTCTGATAAACAAGATAAAAGTAAAATCAATGTACTAGAAATATTTACCAGTAAAAAAAACTAATGGAATTAACTGTCATAATACCAAACAGGAATAGCCAATTCACTAATCAGACTATAAACTCTGTATTAGAGAATGCAGGTTGTGAAGTAGAGGTCATTGTAAATGTAGACGAGAACTGGCCAGTACCACTATCAAAAGACAAAAGAGTAACCTACATCCACCCTTCAGCCCCAGTAGGACTAAGACGAGCTATTAATGGGTGTGTAGCACTAGCCAAAGGTAAATACATAATGAAGATTGATGATCACTGCATGGTAGGCAAGGACTTTGGAAAGATACTTATAGAAAACCACAAAGAAGATAATTGGGTTCAAATCCCACGAAGATACGCCCTAGACGCGGAGAACTGGAAAATAGAAGAACGAAAGGATAACAAATACCCCATCGACTATATGTATATAGATTTCCCTAGGAAAGGCAAAGCCCACGATGACGGTATGCATGGAGTTCCTTGGAGACAAAAACGAGAGGAAAGAAAGAATGTGGAAGTAGATGATGTACCAACTTTTCAAGGAAGTTGTTATTTTATGGCAAAAGACTTTTTTAATAATTTCTTGCATGGACTCCATGAAGAAGGATATGGTCAATTCTCTCAAGAAGCTCAGGAGATAGGTTTTAAGACCTGGTTAGGTGGCGGAGCAGTCAAGGTCAACAAAAAGACATGGTATGCCCACCTGCACAAAGGTAATCGCTACGGAAGGATGTATAAGATGCCTTCCGGCACAGCAGAAGCCTCTAACTGGAGCGCAGACTACTGGTTAAACAACAAGTGGGAAGGTAGAGTACACGACTTTGAATGGTTTATTGATACTAAGTTTCCTAATATGCCTACATGGCCTAAAGACTGGAAAGAACAGATTAAAGAGATGGGATGGATAAAATGAAATTCAAGATAAAAACCTTTTACGATGGCTAAAGTATCAATAATAATACCAACAAGAAACGAGATAGGTAAAACCAAAGAAGGCGTTAATGTTCTTCTGAGGACAGTTCAAGATATCTATGAGAAGGCCACAGGCGAAATAGAGGTATTAGTAGGGTTTGACGGACTACCAACTCAGAGATTTCCCACATACCCCGACCTAACCGTAATTGAATATCCTAAGCCAATAGGTATTAAGGCAATGATTAACGAACTAGCAATGACCGCTACAGGGAAGTATATATATAAATCAGACTCTCACTGTATGTTTGGAAAAGGATTTGATGAAATCCTACAAGAAGGTATGCATGATAATTGGGTAGTTACCCCAAGGTTTAAGATTTTAGATGCATACAACTGGAAACTACAAGAAAGAAATGGTGAGGTTGAGTTTTACGACTACTTCTATCTATGTTGCCCTTTTACAGACCCTAGAGGGCTTAGGTTTAAGGCAGGAGGACACTGGAAAGAAAGAACAAACGAAAGACTAGACATTCCAATAGACGAAACACCTCAAATGCATGGAAGTGGATGGTTTGTTAATAGAGAACACTTCCTATACAACATAGGAGGCTTTCCGGAGATAGACCCAGAGGGACACGCACAGGAGCCACCATACTTAGGATTAAAGAGTTGGTTGGGTCACTGGGGAGGCAAATTGATGGTTAATAAGAATACATTCTACGCACATATGCATCAACAGGGCAACAAAAGGGGATATCACATGAGCAGACAACAAGAAAACAAATCTTATAAGTTAGCAGTAGATTTCTGGTTAGGTAATGAGTGGGAAGAAAGGTCAAGAGACTTTAGTTATTTTGTAGAAAAGTTCTATCCAATGCCAACATGGCCATCTGACTGGAAAGAGCTTTACGCAAAGTGGGAGGTGGATCACAAATGACAGAAATACTTTTAATGCAAGAGCTAATTCACTCAAATGAAATGATACTTGCTGGTGTTGTTGCAGGATGTTTTATGCTTTTTGTAATCAATATCTCACTATTATTTATATGGAAAGGAATGGATAACTAAATGGCATTTAATATAAATTGTAGTTTCAATTACGCAACTCATCTACCATGTCTCAT